GACTCGGGACTGGCAACCCGGTCGACAAGACCTCGGCCGGTATATCTGCCGTAGCAGGTACAAACTGGTCCTCTGGAAGCACAGCCACGTCCAGCGCGGCTTCAGAGATATGGTTTGGCTGCGCAATCTCCCCCAGTTGGGGACTCGTCCAGCCGGGGACTCCCTGGGTGAACCAGGTTATTTCCGCGAATGACGGAGCGGGCGCTGGGTACCAGATCACCTCCGCTACGGGTAACGCGGCTTATGCAGGAACGCAGTCCAGCGGTGGCTGGGCTGCCTGCGTGGTAACGCTCTCCAGTAGTTCCAGTTCGGTTATCAACGCCTCTGATTCCGGGTCGGGTACAGACACGGTCGTATCCACCGGTCACCCGTTTATCGTGCAGACGGCTGTCCTGCCTGCCGGGACCGCATTCGGAGGGTCATTCGCCAGTCCTACCAAGGCCGGGAATACCGTCGTCGTCGTCATCGACGGCTTCAGCGGCACCAGCGGGGTACCGGCCGTCACGGGTGTCACGCTGGGCGGGTCGGCTGACCACTTCTCGGCAGCCACGGCTGTCGTCAACACCTACGTCTCCGGTTACGCCATGGCGCTCTCGGCAATCTGGGTCGACTATAACTGCGCTGGCGGCCAGACAGCCATTGCCATTATCAGCTCTAACCTGACGCTTAGCTCGAATTTCGGGATAATCATCTACGAAGTCGGCGGGATGGGTGTCACTAACCCGGTTGATAAGACGAGTACCGGGCAGGTGTCGGGAGCGGGGGGCACAGGGGCCTGGTCATCGGGCTCGACGGCTACTACGGCAAGTCCGGATGAGGTATGGTTCGGGGCTGACATTGTCGGCAGCGGTGCGGGGACCCAGCCGGGTGCACCCTGGGTAAATTCGCAATTCGGCTCCACCCAGATCGGCGGCGGCTTCCTGATCCCCTCCGCTACGGGTGCCGCTGCCTACGCGGGAACGCAAACGGGAACAAGCGTATGGACCGCCGCCGTCGTGACCCTCCTCGGTGCCGCCGTTACCGTCAGCGGATCTGATTCGGGCCTGGGTACTGAGAGCGGAGTCCTCAGCTCCCAGCAGATATTCGGTACCGACACCGGGGCCGGTACTGACAGCGTGACCGGGATGACAATGGCGGGTGTGTCCGACACCGGGGCCGGTACGGACACTGCCGGTATCAGGATATCCGGGGCAGACTCGGGCCTGGGTACGGATGCCATTGCGACGATTGCCGTCTATGTATTCGCCCAGGATAGCGGAATCGGGTCTGACGATCTGGTAACTATCAGTCAGGTTGTGTACGGCGCGGCTGACACTGGTACCGGGACTGAGGCTACTACCTCCCCGGTAAATATTACCGGAGCAGTCGACTATGGTGCCGGAACAGACACCTGGTATAACACGACCGCAACTATTCCCGGTGCGGACTCCGGTCTGGGGACTGACACCTCCCATACCAGCGGGAATGCCATGACGGGTGACTCCGGTCTGGGGACTGATCTTGCAAGCATGTCTGCCACTCCATCTGCGGCGGATACCGGGGCAGGAACGGACTCGGGTCAGGCCAACCTCCTGATATACGGAGCAGACTCTGGTGCAGGAACTGAGAACGCCAGGACACCTGCTGTACTCCACATGTCAGCATCGTTCTCCTGGCATGTGCTGGGCAGGAAGACAAGGTCTTTCTCCTTTACCTGGAATACCCTGATCAAGAATATCCAGAGTGCGGCGTCCGGATGGAACACGCTGCACAGGAACTACCAGGCTGCCGCATCCGGGTGGCACACCCTCAGCCGGGGTACCAAGGGCTTCAGCCTTACCTGGAACGTGGGCTCGACCGCGACGACCCGGCACAGCATAACTGCTTCCTTCTCCTGGAACACAGCATCCAGCCTGACGACGCGGAACCACCAGGCAGCTACTATGACCTGGAACGTGAGTTCCCGCGTCAGCGTGGCTGTGGTGGCTTCCTGGGACGTGCTGCGCAGGTCCGTCTGGCCGTCGATTGTACCGTCGCAGTTCAGGTCCGGCTGGGCTGTCCTGTACAAGCAGAACCAGGCTGTATCCTGCGGCTGGCACACTCTCGGACGGAACTACAAGACTGCGGCCTGCGGGTGGAAGACCGGGGCTCGCGTCCAGAAGCCTCCGGTCGTATCTACCTGGAACACCCTGCAGCGGATCACTGATCCCCTCTTTATCTACCTTAAGCCTTTCCCGAGTCCGAGTGGTTTCCTGCTGGTTCCCACAAGCACCTGGAACATCGCTCCGCGCCAGCACCAGTCCTTCTCATTCTCCTGGTACACTCTCGTCCGGGTTGAAGCGCCCTTCTTCTCGGTTGCGGAATCGTTTCCGATTCCAGGGGGCTTCGCCGTGATACCGGGTGTCTGGACAAGCACCTGGCAAGTTCTTACCGGCACCCCGGTCAGTGTGGCCTGGGCGTTCTCCTGGAACACCCTTGCCCGGATTGAGCTGCCGTTCACGGGCACGGAAGAGCTTCAGATTCCGGGTGGCCAATTCATTGCAGTACCGGGATACACGATAAGTACCTGGAATGTCTCAGGGACGAACAAGGTCAGCGCGGCCTGGTCATTCTCCTGGAATACCCTTGCCCGGACTGAACTGACAAGCTTCAACAATGTCCAGCCGTCAGCAGCCGTCGAGGCCAGCTTCAGCGGACTCTCCCAGGTTGGTTATACCTGGTGCATCGGCGTTGACAGCAATCCTGACGGGCAGACCTGGGCAACGATGGACTTCCTGATTGAGCAGCAGGGTCTGGAAAGTTATAACGGGAATGTTCGCGCTAATCACTCGGTACTTGAATTCTGGGTCAACGATGCAGTAGGTAATACCTTTGAGGTCTGCATACTATCTGTGGGGGGAGTAAATCCTTACAACGAATCTGGTTATGATACCAGCGGGGTCGAGTCAATGCTTATACCTACGCTTGCCACGACACAATGGTGGAAGTGGGCCGAGCCGACTTCCTCACCGTACTGGGGAGGCGGGTTCGTGTCAACGAATCCTGAGGTGGTGCCGGGCTGGTTCCAGTTCCCGGTTCCCTCTGTCCAGCAGCTCGGTTACTCCATTACCGGCGGAAACATCGTGCTGACTTACAACGGAGTTGAATACGGGTACATCCCTATGTCATCCTGGCCCGGCGGCTTCGGGCCTGTTGCTCACCTCGGAGCCTGGGGTGAAGTATTCAATCAGGCTCCTGGCGGGTATCCCATGCCGTCAATGAACGGTGCTATCAGTAACTACAGCTCAAGTACCGGCAGTCACCTGACCCAGATTTTCGAGACTGGTAACCTCGGAAATGATAACCCGGCCCCGTATCGTATACCGGGTGTTATCGTGATCGGCGACGTTACTGCGAATGCGATCTCCGGTACTGGTTTCTCCTTCAGCGGCGGCCAGAGTCCCAGCTCGCCCCTATCTACCTGGAACGTACTGGTGCGTGGATAATGCCTAAGACTGCAGCATTCTCGTGGAACACTACGGTCCGTCAGAGTCAGGTCTTCTCGTTCTCCTGGAACGTCTATCCACGCCAGTCTGTCCTGGTGGTTTCCGCCTGGGCAGTCGGGGAGAGGTACAACGTCCTGTTCCCGTGCGGATGGAACACGCTGACCGGTGGGTCGATTGACGCTACAATGGAATGGATAGTAGGACAGCCTTTCCAGACCACTATCCTGCAACTTCCCGCAGTCCAGTGGAAGAGCACGACGTAACGACGGGAGCCTGATGGTCACTCAGCAGCCCTCCTTGTCAAATCCAGGTACTGACCCCCTCCGTAATTTCAAGTTCCTTGTGACCTTTACCCCGAATGCTGCTGGCGTACCCCAGGTTCCTCCTATGGGGTTCATGACCGTCCAGGGGCTTACCTCGGCGGTCAGTTCTGTTCCCTACCAGCCCGGGGGCCTTAACAGTACGGTCCAGAATATACCTTTGCAGGCTGCCTGGGGACCGATCACGCTGACCAAGGGAGTGATCTGCACTTCTGATCCTGCTCCGATTGACCTGCAGATGATGGGCGGCGTGATGAGTTACATCCAGGGGGGTAGTCCGCCAGCCTGGTGCGGGTCCGGGAACCAGGCCGATTTCAGGTATGGCGTGGACATTCAGGTGCTGCAGCATCCTGTGACTGTACAGGATGCTCCCGCAGGTGCATGGTTTCATGTGTATAATGCGTGGTGCTCTACCTGGACATGGGCTGACCTAGATGCCGGAGCGAATGAACTTTTCATCTCGCAGATCATCCTGACTCACGGGGGATTCGACGCGCAGTATGCGAATAGTCCTTTTGCCAATGCGACGTCCTAAGGACAGACATGGAACTCCAGTATCTGCTTAATCGTATTCGCACCGAGATAGGTGACCCGGTCCAGGAATTCCGTGACATCCAGCAGGGCGACGGTGCGACGACCTGGTTCGACCTGTCCAAGAACCGGATTGATCCTAACGGCTTTACCGTCACCATCGTCAGCGGTGCTACCACGACCGACCTCGTTCTCAATACGGACTACACCGTCCAGTGGCAGCTTGGCCAGCTTACGCTTCTCGTCCCGCCTCCGGTCGACTCGATTATCATCGTGACGGGATCTGCCTGGGGGATGTTCACGGACTGGGAGCTGACTGAGTACGTCCGGGATGCCGTCAACCTGCATTGCCACAATCGTACTATACGAGAGCGGTACTGGGATCATAATGGATTCATCGGCTACCGTGAGACGCCGGTTAACTTCCTCAACCTGCCCGCGATCGAAGAGCCCATGCTGCTCACGCTGGCTACGATGAACGTCTTCTACTCCCTCGCTAATGACGCCGTGACTGACACGGACATCCAGACGGCTGAGGGTACGAACCTGAATCGCGCCCAGCGCTATCGTCAGCTAATGGAGCATATCCAGATGCTTGACGGTAAGTACCGGGACTGGTGCGCTCAGCTCAATATCGGGTTCTTCCGGTGGGAAGTGCTGGAGCTTCGCCGTGTGTCCAAGACGACTAACCGGCTGGTGCCTATATACGTCGACCGCGAGTATGACGACCACTCGTATCCGACGCGCCAGCTTCCTCCGATTGATAAGAGGTATGAAGACAATTCGGGCATTCCTAGCCAGATTTTCCTGGGTATGGGTGGTCCGTGAAGACGATCCAGGTAGAATTGGATAAGTGCGATGTGGTGTGTGCCTGCTGTCATCGGCTACGCACTGAGAACAGAAAGAAACCGTGGGTAGAAAATGCAACACGCTGGGATCGTACCACCTGGTGATGGAATGAGCGGGCCATGAGTCGCGGGGATTTCAAGAGTTCCGGTCGCTTCAATACCAAAGCAGAGACCGGCCGGATGTTCAACGGTATTCGCGGGTGGCAGGGAGCCTACGGCGATTACATCCAGTACTTCGAGCTGAATTCCCAGGAGTCCCAGTCCGACGACGTCTACAACGAGGCGCAGGGAGTCGGAAGGGTTTACAGTGATCCCATTCGCGTGCAGTGCATTCACGTGACTCACATGCGCGGCGAAAACGAGAATGGCGAGGTCGGTTTCTATTACAACGACACCCTGACCGCGACTATCTCGTCGGAGATATTCCAGACCTCCGGCATGATACTGGCGCGTGTTGATACTGGCGAGTATATGCGCGACCGCATTGTGTACGACCAGAAGGTTTTCCGGGTGATGAAGATATCCGTCCTGGGCCAGATACAGGAGCGGGATACCATTATCGCAATTGATGCGACCGAGGTCAAGCCGGATGAGCTTACGGATGACGCCGACTGGCGTCAGTACGCTAACCAGGCTACGCCATGAGGACATGTAAAGGTATGATTGAATCGTGAGCGCACAGGATCATCTCAATCCCGTCCAGTTCGGCTGGTCAGGTTCTGGTAATAGTGCGGCTAACGGGGCTCCCGGTTCAGCACCTGCCGCCCCTGCCGCATCCAGTGATTCGGGTGGAAGCAAGGGCGGTGCCGGGGATATGATAGGCAAGGTAGCCAGTGTTGCCATGAAGGTACTGCCGGAAGTTGCTGAAGCGTTTGTCTGAATTGCTGTATCATAGGTGTTAGCGACCTCCTCGCGCTGAGCTGGAAGCTACGCCAAGCTGGCAATTCGCTTATATTGAGGTTCTTGATGCCTGGTAACCCCTGGGATGTGTCTCCTGCCACGCACTTCCTGTCTGTCCAGAAGGCATTTGCGGAAGAGCTGAAAGAAGACCTCAAGCAAAACCGCCGCCGGGATCTGGAGACCGCCGCAGTATTCGGGGCAGGACTACTGGCCTGGAATGTCTACCGTAACCATTCCGGGAAGAGGCGTCCCTGATGCCGTGGTTGTTCAACGAAGACGTCGCGCTTAAATACGCTCTGCAGGGTATTACGGTGAATGACGCCAACTCTCCTCCCGGCGGGCGTGAGGTGAAGGTCATGTTCCGCCTTCCCGAAGATGAAGTCGTTACACTTCCTCTTCCGTGCATTGTCATTTCCATGCTGGGTGTTCCCTTCGCGCCCGAACGTGCCAACGCCGGGAAGATCAACCTGCCGTATGCGCCCGAGGGACAGGATATCCCGCTCTGGTGGGGTAACACATCTGGTACGTACGACCCCGGAACGAGTCCCTTCCGGACGGACTTCCCCCTGCCCTATAACATCCGGTACCAGGTGACCGTCTACGCCCGGCTGATGCGAGACCACATGCTCCCGATCGTGTCCGCTCTCATGACCGGCGCACTCCCGGCACGGATGGGCTTCCTGAACATCCCGCAAGATGGGACCTTCCGCAGGATCGACCTGCTTGGCGGGCCGGATATCACCTACGCCAATTTCGACACCGGCATAGGAGATAATTCGCAGAAGCGGCTGCTCCAGGCAACCTGGATGATCTCGATCCCGACTGAGGTTGTCGGGCCGGTGACAGTTCTTGACCCGGCTACGTATCCGTGGTCTACACAGATTAACGTGGATCTTTCCTGCTATCGCAGCATGGAAGACCTGACCATTGCAGAAGTAACGGAATCAGCCGGGCTCTGCTCGGCCGGGTTCGCGTCTGCCTGGAACACACAGTAACCCGCAAGGAGAGTCATGCCTACTAACGGACGCCCAGGTGTTTTCTTTCAGGAGTCCTTCCAGCCGCTGTCAACTGGTGGCGGGGGCATTCCCGGGGAAGCGCTGCCCTGCTTCGCGGGTATTTATCCTGGCGGGCCTACTGCGCCGACGCTCGTCACCTCGTGGAATCAGTTCCTGATCCAGTACGGGAGTTTCAGTATCCCCGCGACGAGTAATACGAACACGCCGTCCTGGGCTCTTGGAATGAATGGCAGGTACCTTCTGCCCTTCGCCATATACGAGTTCTTCCAGAATGGCGGGTCGCAGTGCATCGTCCTGTCCCTCGCGAACTCGGACGCCACGTCCGCATCCCTCCAGCTAGAGGACACCCCTGCAACAACGGATATTGTCACCGTCACGGCCAAGTCCCCGGGTGTCTGGGGGCAGAGTATTTTCGTTGAAGTTGTCGCTGTTGCCGCCGGGTACTTCAACTTCAACGTGTACTTCGGTAACTCATCTCCGTCGAATCTGGTCGAGACATTCCCGTACGTGACGATGAATCCGCAGGACCACAGCGGGCGTTTCATGGCTACGCTGATCAACTCTCCCATAGGCGGTTCACACTACGTCAGTGTCGCCGTGACCTTCCCGTCCGGCGGATACGTCGCCGGTACGACTGACCTGGCAGCGGCCTCCCCCACTCCGCTTACCGGTGCGTCAGACGGCTCAATCGTCCCGGTTATCGGGACTGTCATTCCTACCGCCCTGGATACCCTGCCTGACCAGGCAATGTACGTTAACGTCCCCGGTCTGTCCAGCACCTCCATCCTGGGCACTCTTGCTTCCTGGGCTGCCGGTCGCGGTGACACCATGATCGTCTGTGACGGGCCTACTCCGACGCTTCCCGAAACTAATGCAACGGTCTACACCAACTACGTCAACATGGTCACGGGCGGGTCTGCCCTGCCTGTATCCTCCTACATGGCTCTGTACGCCCCGTGGGTGCTCGTTCAGGACCCGTCTAGTACGGCGCAGGGTGCGGCCACTCTTCTCCCTCCTGGTGGCCTTGTGCTTGGCCAGTGGCAGCAGAACGACGTCGCATCCGGGACCGTCCAGACTCCTGCCGGTACCCAGGCTGTCCTGAATGTCGTGGACCTGGAGACGCGCTTCACCTCGACTCAGCTTAACGGGCTGAACAACTACAACATCAATGCGCTGAAGATCGTTCCTGGTGTAGGCTTCTGTATTTTCGGCGGGCGCACGCTTGATGTCGGTTACCCGACTCGTTACATCGCGGTTCGCCGGATGCTGATCAAGCTGGAGCATGACTTCAACTGGCTGCTCCAGCCAGCCTTGTTTCAGCCGAATGACGCACAGCTATGGGCATGGGTTACCTCGACCCTGCAGAATTACCTGATGCAGCAGATGCAGGCGGGACAGCTTGGCGGAACTACCCCGTCCACGTCTTACCTGGTTACCTGCGATTCCACCAACAACACCCTGGCCACGGCTTCGGCAGGCATTATCACCGCCACGGTTGCCGTCTCTCTCCTGAGTCCTGCCGAGTTCATCAATATCACGATCTCGCAGTTCCAGGGTACCGGAACCACGACTGTCACTACGTCAACTTCCTGAAGGCAGGAACAATGGTTACACAGAAGACCTCGCTGTCAAGTCCGGCGACTGACCCGCTCAGGAATTTTAAGTTCCAGGTGATACTGACCCCCTTGAACGCCACCGGGGCGGGCGGCGGCGGTACTTCCATTACCCTCGGCTTCATGACCGTCCAGGGGCTTGCCGCGAACATCGACTCGATTCCCTACCGTGAGGGAAACATGAACACGGTGACCCAGCAGATGCCGGGCCAGACGTCGTTCAATCCGATTACCCTGTCCCATGGTGTCATCTGCGGGCAGACGGGGGGTCCGCTGGAAGTGAACATGCTACAGCAGATCTTCACCGTCAATCAGGGTTCCGGTACCCAGGCTCCTGGCATGAACTTCCGCTACAAGGCAGATATCCAGGTTCTGGATCATCCGGTCACTACGCAAGATGCTCCTGTCAAGGCATGGTTCATAGTTCACAACGCGTGGACTACTGCCTTTGCCTGGGGCGACCTTGACGCGGGAGCGAACCAGACACTGGTCGCGCAGCTCTCTATGGTCCATGAGGGCTTTGATGTTTCCTACGCGGCAGGTGTGGGCACATCTGCAGCTTCCGCACCGGACACACTTCAGTAAGGATTACCAGTAGGATAATCTCGTAGCAACCCGGAACGTACACGGAGCACAATATGGCACCAGAAGTGAAGACCGTTCGCGCGAATGAGCGTCCCAGTGATGCCAACGCCGCCGCCGCTGCGGCTATGTCAGCCGCTATTGCGAAGTACCCCGATGCTCCGGTGTCGTTGCCTGACCTGGTCACCCTGCCCGGTGGCCTGGTAAATGGTGATGAGATAATTTCCACGGCCCAGGTCAGGGAACTTAACGGGATGGCCGAGGAAGCCCTGTCCCGTGCTTCCCTTCCGGACCCGCGTACCGGTGTGGTAAATTCTTTCCACTACCTGAATACCCTGGTAACTCAGGGGACGGTCAAGGTCGGGGAGGCTGACCCCAAGGAGACTAAAAAGCTCCTGGGCAAACTACTTATAGGGGACCGGGACGCTATTCTCATGGGAATCCGGATCATCACCTACGGCAAGGACCTGGAAATCCCGCAGTGGGAGTGCCCGTCCTGCGGTGAGCTTTCCGACCTGACGATTGACCTTACTGAAGATGTCAGTACCAAGACCCTGAAGAGTCCTGATGAGGCTGCATTCGAGGTCGAGCTGAACCGTGGCAAGGTGGCGGCTGTACGTCTTCCTAACGGGGAAGACCAACTGGCAATAGGGGAGAATCCTAAGGCCACTACTGCCGAACGAAACACCATTTTGCTCCAACGCTGTATCTCCACCATCACCTCGCCTGACGGTCACATTCAGTCAATGGCTGGCTTCCCGTCTCTGGCCCGCGAGATGTCCATACCAGACCGGCGTAAGGTTCTGAGAGAGGTAGCTGAGCGCCAGCCAGGACCGGAGTTCAACGACATTAAACTGACTCACGCGGCGTGCGGTAATGAGGTGACCCTCGCACTGGGGATCGCGGACTTGTTTCTCTAGGGAGATAAGCCTCGACCGGATGTACTACGAGTACGGCCTGATTACCATCGCCTTTCCGGCGTGGACTCCTGAGGACATGGGCAGGATGACCCGGCAGCAGCGGAAGTACTGGTCGGAGTTCTCCCTGGCCCGGCACGAGCAAAAGAATCTGGTAAACTTAGGGAGAACGAACATTCGGAATAATAGCTCGTAGCAACATTAGATCATCCCGTCTAGGACAACACGGAGCAACGGGCTCTTTCAGTGGTACCTATGTAACGGAGCCTGGTAATGCCCGCGAATGATGATTACAATGCGACGATGGGTGTGGCAGGAAACCCAGGCAGCTCGCAGGTCATAGGCGCGAATTCTCTCCAGCAGGCAATTGACAAGTTTGACTCTGCCGTTACCAAGCTGTCCGGCCTGTATGACACGGCAGCGAAGTCGGCCGGGAGTATCACGCCGGGCGGGATCACCTCAAAGACGGGCGGACCCCAGTCATCTAACAGCCAAGGATGGGTGAGTCAGCTCGGCTCGCGCTTCTCTTCCCTCAAGAACGGATTCGGTGGCCAGCAGCCGAACCAGTCCGGGCAATCCACGACTAATGCGTGGGGCGTCACCACGCAGAATACGGGAATGCAGCCTGCCGCGAGCGGGCAGGGTTCCGGTCAGGGATACACCGGGCTGCTCCCTACCATGTTCGGCCAGATCGGGGGCAAGCCTTCCGCTGCTGCGGCGTACGTTACTGCGCGAACAGGGGGAGGTACAGGAGGGGGTGCGCCTAGCAATGGCGGGAGTGCCAGCAGCGGTCCCCCGACCATCGGCGGCACGCTCGCGACGGCTGCAGGTGCGGCTGCCATAGCGTCGACAGCTTACGGACTGAACCAGTACAGCAAGCAGGTTCAGCTTTCCGGCTTTGTGACGCAGAACGCCATGTGGCTTCCGGCTGGCGCAGGAGCCGGGGCTAACGTCCAGAACCGGATTGGTCAGGCTGCGCTGGCCAACAAGCCACTGGCCATGAACCAGAGTGACCAGCTCGCCTCGCAGTCGATTATCAGCGGCATGTACGGGACGGCTTCAGGTTACGGTAATGCGCAGTCGAATCAGCTTCAGTCCGGCGCTAATGCGGCCGGGTACGCCATGGGCCAGGGTGCCGCAGCCGGTGCCCAGTTCGCTGCAAACCTGTACTCTCCTACATCTTCAATGGCCTTTTACAATATGGGCCTGGGGAACACTGCTCCCGGTATCAGGGGCTCATCTGCCACCCGGTCAATGCCAGTCGTCGCCCAGGGACTTATCAGCCGACTAGGCGGGACTGGCGGCAAGAACCTGTCCACCAACATTTCCGAGGCAGGTGCCGGGTACGGTACCCTGCTGGCACTATCGGGGGGAGACCCCAACCAGGCCGCGAATCTGCAGACCATGCTGCTGGCCACGCAGAAGCTGGACGTCGGTAACAAGGCTACGGGAGGAAAGGGCCTTAGTACGACTCAGCAGACAGCTTTGTGGAATGCATCAGCGGGTCAGGGCAGCACCGCCGGGTCCAAGAAGCAGACTGTATCCAGCGCTGATGCCGAGCTGGCCAAGTACGGAATCAACACCTCAGACCAGCAACGTATCAATAACGCCAGCAGTCAGCAGATGAACCAGACTGCCAACACGGCCCAGTCCTTCAATGACGGGCTGACTGCCTCGACTGCCATCATTGGTGACTTCAATGCGGCTGTGACCAAGTTCTTGAACATACCAGGGGTTAAGCAGATCACCGGTATACACGGCGGCATCGCTGCCTCCTTGGCTAACGTTCCAGGCGGGGCTGCGCTCATGGGTACCGTAGGCACAGCCGTGGGTATCGGGAAGGATATCGCTAGCCTCTTTTCGGCAGGCGGACGTCTTCCCGGCTACGGTGGCGGGGATGTAAATCCTGCTCTGCTTGAGTCTGGGGAGACGGTCGTATCCAAGGAACACTCGAAGAAACTGGCGGGAGTGTTTAAGGCAGTAGGCGTGCCCGGTTATTCATCAGGCGGCGCAATTGCAGCCGATGCTCAAAAGTACGTTGGCCACAAGTATGTCTACGGCGGCCCGTCTAATCCCAAAAATGGCTGGGACTGCAGCTCCTTTGTTGACTACGTTGTCGGACATGATGAAAAGATGAGTATTCCTGGCGGGAGTTGGGCCAGCACCACCAGCAAGGGAGCAATACACGGCCCGGCCACCGGAGACTGGGCATCCTGGGGCGGTACCAAGGTCATTGGAACAGACGCCAGCAAGTCTCTCAGCGGAGACATTGTGTTGTGGCCAAGTCACGTCGGAATTTCTCTTGGCGGAAACAAGATGGTGTCCGCGTATGACACTGCGTCAGGTACAATTGATACTTCTATAACCAGCGGTGGTCCTGGTGGGGAGAGTTTCCAGATTCGCAGGCTGACTGGTGCGTCACCTGGTACTTCAGGCAGCACTAGTACAGCAGCCAGTACTGTATCAGGATCTCCCGGTGGTAATCCAGGTGCGGCTACCGGCTCAGCGGCTACCGGTGGAACGCTTGGACTCAGCCCTGGATCTTACGGCTCATCAACTGAGCTGGCTAACATCCAGGGGGCACTCGGAGGCGGTAGTGGTGGTGGCAGCACACTCAGTTCGAGTTCCGCTTCTTCGAGCGGTGGTTCAGGTGGCTCTGGTGGAGGTTCTGGAGGTGGCTCTGGAGGTGGCTCAGGTGCCGGGGGACCATTGACTGATCCAGGCGGATCGCGTGCATCCTTTGCCAAGGCCCTGCTGAAGGCCATTGGTGCTCCTCTTTCAGCCGGAAATATCAAGGCAGTTACTAGCTGGGAAACCATTGAAGGTGGCGGCTTCGGTAATCAGGCCGCCAACAACCCGATGAACCTCAACCCCGGCAAGGCTAACTGGCCTGGCCACAATGCGGACGGAGCGTGGGCCTTTCCGACCCTGGCTGACGGCCTCAAATACACCGCCCAGTATCTTGGCATGTCTAACTATTCTGGCATACTAAGTGCGCTGAAGGCCGACACGAAGGGCTCTGGTATTTCCGTAATCAATGCCATCATGGACAGCCCCTGGGCACAGAGCCACTACGGTCACGACGCTCACAGTTTTCCCGGCTATGCCGGTGGTACCGTAGGTGCGGCTGGCGGGCTCACCTGGGTTGGCGAGCGCGGTCCTGAGCTTATGGACATGGCCCCTGGTACCAGGGTGGCTACTAACGCGGCGTCGAAGTCTGCGGCCAAGGGGACTGCCCAGACTCCCTGGACTGCACAGCTTGCGAACATTACTGCGGGCGGTAACCGGACGGGCGCTAGTCAGGGACAGCCTATGACCATCAACTTCGGGGACATCAACATTGGCGGTACCTCTGCCGGTGCCAGTGCTCCCGCTGCTCAGAACGCCCGCGAATTCGTTCGTGAGGTTCGCCAGTTGCTACAAAAAGAGGATCTCTTTAGCAACATCGCTGGTGGCGTGAAATGACAGCAACTAGTTACTGGTATTCTATAACCGGTGTTGGCACGACTCCCCAGGTTTTCTTCGGTACTGTAGCTGCAGCACAAAGTACTTTCGGTGTCAGCGCTGACATCACCGGACCTTTTGCATCTCAGGAGCTTGCGCAGAAAGCTGCCGGTGTAACTCCTGCCACGCCATTGCCCACACCCGGAGCCAAGCCGCCTGTAAAGACTACGAAGACTCCCGTTGCCGCAGCCACGCAGATCGTTTACACACAACCGGGATTTGATCCTCGCATGGCAAACATCCCGCTGCCGGGAAATATGGGACCTAATGCCGTATCCTACTCAGCCACGGGAGAAATGGTCTGGGCAGGACCGACCTACGGGTACCCTCAGGCGTTCAGGTCCAAGCTGAATTTCCTGTTCAACCCTTCCACAATAGATAACAGCGCGGCCATCTACTCGGGAGCAGGCGGCGCTCAGACTAATGCCGCACTGCAGTTTACTTCCGCGAGCGCTCTTGCTGCCGTGGCCCTTCCGATGAATCAGACCATTTCCTTTTCGCTGCTCTTTGACCGTAGTTTTGAGGTCTGGGGGTCGATGCCGGACGGGAATGTTCCCGTCACGACGTCTGATACGGACGCCAGCGTGTACGGAGTCCAGGTTGATTACCTGTGCATGCAGCAGTTCACCGGCCAGCTTATAGGGCAGAGCGCAGGAAACGGGAGTACGAAGCAGGCCGGGGCCAGCGCCATGCAGGGTGCTGTCCAGGTCAAGCAGGGTACCATTTTCCAGATACCGTCGTACATCTACTTCGGCCCGAGCGTCTTCTACGGCTATATAAATTCGGTCGATTGCCAGACCACCGGCTGGAGTCAGTACATGGTCCCGATAAGGTCCGTCATGAACTTTTCCTTCACCACCATGATCCCGCCATCGGGCGCACAGCCTCCGCTTAATGCCTGGAGTAACCTGCAGTCACTTACGCCAGGGGTGCCCACTTCCGGTTCACCTCCGACTATTCCTGCGAGCGGAGTGGGAGGAACGTGACAGTCCAGCCAGGTAGCAGGTACATCAACACTCCCATCGTGGATCTCACGATTAACGGACAGACCCGGCAGGTGCTGGTTCCCAGCCCGCAGACGAATTACTCTTTCACGTACACGGCCTACATGGTTACGGGGGAAGATCGTATCGACACCATAGCGAACGACTTCTACGGTGATCCCACGCTATGGTTTCATATAGCCCAGGGCAACCCTGAGATCTTGAATTGGAGTAACCTACCTCCTGGCTCTATCATCAGGATTCCGGGAATATTATGGTAGCCACCACGATCTCGCCTCCAGTCGCGCCAACTCTTTATTCACTGGAAATAGCAGGTTCCGCTTGTTCTGACTTGCCTTACGACGTAGAGCTTCGTGAATCCTGGGGAGCCCATGATCTAGTGTTTTTGCGGATTCCCGTCGCACCAGGTACCCCCTACAAGCATCTGCTGACTGCATGGGCAGACAATGCACCGGTCAAGATGGTCTGGGGGCGCGGGTCAGTCAACATGTCCACGTGGTACGGCTACGTCAACCATCACGAGGTTGCGTCTAATGACGATGCCGGAATGGGCACTATCCAGATCACGTATGTCTGCATCGGGACTAGTAAGCCGATGAACACGGAGGTCTCTAAGGCGTGGCCAATCACGACGCCGACTGCCATTGCCCAGACGATTGCCAGGAAATACAGTCTGCGCTGTGTCGTGACCTCGACCAACTTTAATCTGCCCTTCGAGATGCAGGTTGAGTCTGACTTCAGCTTCCTGAACCGTATCGCTGCTAAGGTCGGTTACCGCTTCTGGGTATCCGGTGGCACGCTGTACTTCATCGACCCGATTGTCTGCCTGTCGGGACAGAGTAAGCTATTCGTGCCACAGTATCGCATTGATAAAATCCCGACCCAGAGGGACACCGCACGAGACTTCCAGCGCATCAAGGGCGACAACATACCGGGTGCCGTTGTTACCCAACGGCAGATTTCCGGGGTTGATCAGTCTACCGGCCAGCCTTTTACTGTCCTGGCTGACACCAGCACACCAGGTACGACCACGACAATCAACACAACTCGTCATGTGACGTCTTACCAGCAGGCTAAGCAGATCGTCAATGCTCAGCAGAGTCTTAGCCAGTTCTGGATTCAGGCCAGCGTGGAAGTATTTGGGTACACGCTGCTCTACCCCGGCAAGGTCATCAACCTGCAAGGCTATGCGTTGCCAGATGGTGCACAAGGAAACTGGATTGTCACGTCTGCCCAGCACGTCCTGACAATAGGAGGATCACCTGATCCGAGTAAGGACATTTATATTACGCGACTTGGACTCATGACCAACTCAGCAATGGGTGCACCGAGCATCAAGGGCGTGAGTCCCGTTTCCCCTGAAATAATTCCTTGCATTCTCATCAGCAAGAGCATCTGGCAGTCTACCAGCTTTGCTATAATCATCGACGGGATTGTAAATATATGACAGGCCAGCCAATTCCAGAACACAAGCAATGGCTTGGCGTGTACCTGGGCATTGTCGCGCAGACTAGAGGAGACACTTACGTGCAGGTCCAGGTCCCGCAGCTCTCCGGTTTTGAGATGCATACCTGGGCACGCCCGATGGGGGCTATCCCGGAGTTTCCTCCTATCGTGGGAACGACCGTTCTCGTGATGTTCATCGCGGGAGACCTTCAATTTCCGTGCTACAGTCTGACGGCCTGATAAGATGGAGATATTATGTCAACAGAAATACTGCAGCCTTTCGGCCTGACACCATACGGAAGCGTGGCTATCACAGACGATCCTAACGTCCAGGCCAGGCAGCATATAGAATCGATCCTGGCTACCAGTCCGGGTGAACGCGTGATGCTTCCGTCTTACGGTGTTCCCCTGAAAGGATTCGTTTTCCGGCCAAGTCCTACCAGGGTTGCCGGGGAGATCACACTTGCAGTGACTTCCCAGCTTGCCACATGGGAACCATCTATCAACGTCCTGAATATCACGCCGACTCCTAATGATACTTTCGGTGTGGCCGATGTTAACGTGGACTTCTCCCTGAATCCTGGTGCGGGTTCTTCCTCCAACATCGCAACGGTGTCCCTGGGCGGTACTGTGACTGAGACAGTGGTGAACGCCTGATGACAACTCCCTCCCCGAATGCAATTCTCCAGGTGCCCAGCAGCATCGACTTCACCAGCCGGGACTGGTCTGCTCTCGTGCAGTCCATGCTGGCTTACGCTGCCGTGGCATTTCCGGACTGGAATCCCTCGTCTGAGGGTGATTTCGGAACCATGCTGGTAGAGCTGTTCGCCTATGTAGGCGACATTCAGTCCTTCTACGGTGACAGGATCAGCCAGGAGGCTTACCTTCCGACCGCGACTCAGCGCCAGTCCCTGCTGAATATTGCTGCCACACTGGGGTACATACCTGCTAATGGTTCACCTTCGAGCGGTGTCGTCACCTTCCAGACCGCCAATCCCGGTCCCCCTGTGTCCGTCCCGGCGATGACGCAGGTCACGTCATCGTACTCATCCGGTACTGCTTCCCAGTCTGTCATCTTCGAGACACAGTCCCTGGTCGTGGTCCCCGGTAACGGGGGAACAAGCACAGTCCTGGTTATCCAGGGCGAGACCACGACGCTGATCGTCATCGGGACGTCTGCAGGCGTGGCCGGTCAGACCTTCCAGATTCCCCAGCTTGGTGTCCAGGACGGTACATTGACAGTATTCGTGGAAAGTGCGGATACATCAGGCAACGCCCAGTGGCTGTACATTCCCTTCCTGGTAGACGCCGGAGCGTCTGACCTTGTGTTCACCACTAGCACCGACCAGGCCGGGAACACGAATGTGATCTTCGGGGATAACATCAACGGGCTGATTCCCGGACTGGGCCTGACAATCTACGCGACCTACAGGACGATACTAGGTTCGGCCGGTAACCTGCCGGTCGGTGCTGTAGCTTCTATTGCCGCGCCCATTACCGGTGTGTTCATCCCGGTGGTCAGCAACGTGCCCGCCTCGACCGCAATGACCGGAGGCTCTGATGCAGAGTCAAATGACTCCATTCGATCCAACGCCCCTGCAGCCTACCGCGCACAGTACCGTGCTGTTTCACCCCAGGACTTTTCCGACCTGGCCTTC